TGACCGCAAATTTTTGCATGAGCAATTTTCTTGATAGACCTTTGGGACGGCCTCCAATTCGTCCCCTCTCTCTTGCTGCTCTCAATCCTAAGATCGTTCTCTCTCTGATCAAGCCAAGCTCCATTTCAGCCAAAGCCCCGAAGATGTGGAAGATAAAGACGCCCATGTGCGTGCTTGTATCAATACCATCGCTTGTCTTAAAATGGCATCCCTTAGCCTTGATCTTTTCTACTAGATCGATCAAATCTTTCATTGATCTACCAAGACGATCAAGCTTTAAGCATACCAATGTATCGCCTTTTTTAAGAGCGTTTAAAGCCTTCTTGAGTGCTGGGCGTTCTTTAGTCTTGCCAGTCATCTTTTCTTGATAGATATCATGACAACCAACCGACTTTAAAAAATCAATTTGAAGATCTAAAGATTGATCTTCTGTGCTAACTCGTGCATATCCGATAAGCATATTTTTTCCTTGATGAGAGTATAAAATAATAACAATCTCTACCGTTTTTTTATATTCAACTTATTTCTATTTTTTTCACTCGTAGAACGATTGATATAAAATCTCTCATCGATACCATACTGATGAAATAAGTTTCTCATGCGATCCCTACTGATATCAAACAATCTCGCAAGACCAGCAAATGATGAAGCTTTATCTAAAGCCTTCAATATCTCATCTTTTGAGATTGCCTTGAGCTTAGGCTTATCTTTAACTTTAGAATGGCGGTGCATTTTTTCTTTTTTGATACCAAGCTGATCGCATTTAAATCTCACGGCTGAGATAGTCACGCCCAACTCAGAAGCGATCTCTTTCCAAGTCCTATCTGATGAAACAGCCTTGATAAGATCTGCATCGCCAATTCTCTTTGACTGAACGCCCCTTTGTGGCTTTGTGTATTTACCACAATAACCTTGATAAACCTCGCCTCTCTCGATCATATCCTCGATCATGCACAATCTAGGATCTAAATCATATTGTCTCATCTGATCCTCCATCCATCTTTAAAACAGCCTTTTTTAATCGCCCACCATATCGCCTCTCAAAAGATCTGATCTTAGATATCACCTCTTGATCAAGGATGTGATGCACCCTTTCCAACTTCTCGGATGTGCCTAGAATAAATCCTCCATCGATCCACAACTGAATCAGTAATTTGTTTCCATACATGTCAATCTCCTAGATGAAACAACGGTTCATGATTGCTTATTCTCTCAATAGATTTGCGATGATAGTTCTCATCCCTTTCAATGCAAATGAAACGGCGATTTGCGTTCATGCAAGCGATGGCTGTTGTACCGCTACCACTGCAATTGTCTAGCACTAGCTCGCCTTCGTTTGTGTAGGTTTTGATTAGGTATTCAAAGAGGGCAACGGGCTTTTGGGTTGGGTGTTGCCCCCGTTCACAGTCAAAATATAAAGTGTTTCTAGGATAGTTTTCATACTCTGTTTTTATATGTTCGTTATGTATCTTATTTTTAAACTTCCCTCCATACATATCATAGGCTAGATTATTCTTCTTAGAAACAAATTGCTTTTTTACACGATCGTCAAAGTTAAAAGTATAAGGTAATAAAATTTGTTTCTCTTTCATAGATTGCAAAGTCTCATAATTCAAATAGCCCTGCATCTGATCAATCTTGAAACACTCAATCAATTGATCATAAGTTTCTTTTGTGCATAGATCGAATTGTGAAGTTGCTACATAAAAGCTATGTTCCGCCTTTCTATGTCCTAGCGTTTCATTTATCCTTTTAATCCCTAGTCCTATGAACTCTTGAACTTGCTTAAAGTACGCTCGTAATTCCTTGTTAAATTGTATCTCTATATCATCTTTTCTAGGTGGTCTAAACACAAGTACATTCTCAAAATATCTATGTGGTTGAATACCTGTTAAGCCTAGATTTGATTGCATGTTCTTTATCCACACATAATCGTGATTAAACCATGTTTTACGATAACAAATTAACTCAGCACAAAACACGCCTTGAGCCGTCAAAACGATAGCCCCGTTATCCTTGATTACTCGTTCATACTCAGCCCAAAGCCTGCCCATGTCAATGATACTATCCCATTCGCAAGCGGTTGTACCATAAGGCAAATCGCAAAGTATCATATCAACCGACTTCGATGGAATTGACGGCATCAGGTCAAGGCAATCGCCTAAATGGATTTTGTTTTCTTCTAGCATTTGTTGTCCCTAGCAAGTGAAAGAATAGAATAGCCTGCTATGTCCATATAAGGACTTTCACCAAGTGGATCATTATCCCTTGCAATCCTTGAGATTTTATCAAGCATACGAATGATGACATGCAAGTCCTTGTATTGCTCAACCTTAATCCCATTGGGATAAAGCAAGGATAGAATTTGAGTTGTCTTATCAAAGGCGTTGCCATAGGCTTCATCTTTGATAGATAAGATTTGTGCTAGATCATCAGTGATCTTCTTGAATTTATCTTGCATTTTAATGACTTCTCATCGCTTTGATATGTGATTGCACCAAGTTAAGCTTGCTCTTGACGGTTGGAGATGTAGTAGGCACAGGCTTATCAGCTATGATCTCGCTATCTCTCCAAAGCCAGTTAATGACATCGTATCTCAATGCGTCTAGTGGATCTTCTCGACCGTCCTTTTTAGGTGTTTCCTTGCCATCCCAAGCATAGGATAAGATCGCTTTTCTAAATGAATTTCCCATAGCATTTGCTCCTCTTTCCCAAACCTCAGAGGTGCATAAAATCCTTCGTTGATGGATTAGCCGTTTAACTCGTTGAATACCGTTTAAGATATCCGTTCGTATTGGATCAGTACACCATCGAAAAGGCATTCCTATGCCACCTTGATCAGCTGACTTTGAAAGTTCATGAAAGGCTGATTGAGCGGTACGATCTGATCTAGCTGATCCAGCCTTATCACCACTTGCACCATCAAGCAAAATTCGATTGGGATATTTCTTAGCCATATCTCTAGGACAAGCAATCTTTAATATCTCTTTGGCAAGCTCTGAAAGAGTGATCTCTTGTGGATTGATCTCAGCACAGATGACATCAGCTTCTAAAATAGGATCATGAGTTAAGATCAGAACGGACGGCTTTCTAAAGCCAAAGTCAATGACAATCCTTGATGACATGCTCTGATCATATCTCCAATTGCTGACAACATGGGATAAAGTCCATTCGCTATATATCACGCCTTGAGGTGGTCTAGGTTGATTCTCGACCATTGCCAACCGTTCGCTTTCAGGCAAGTTCTTGACTGCATCAAACCAAGCTTCAGATAAGTTGGCTTTGTTGACATGGCTTGCATAAAAGATTGGAGTGCATCCAGCCTTCTCAGCAAAACTCACCCACCATGCATCCCATACAGGCAAGCCTACCATGATCAGCTTAGGCGATGGACCTGATCTAAGACGACCAAGTGTCTTTTGTGCTACTTCTTCAGAGAGAGTTTGGCACTCATCAATCAAGGCAAGACCACTTGTGATATTAAGACCCTCAAGCGGGTTATGTGTCGCATCTCTTGTGCCTGGTCTAAAGTAGGATCTACACCAAACAACATGCCCATTTGGAGCAATCCATTTGCCGTCTTGTTGATGATAGACCCAACCATAAGGAGCAAGCCATTTCTCAAGTTCTGGACCAAGCACTGATCTATATCGTGGAGCGGTATCAGTGACTAAGAGAGATGACTTATTGGGATGAATACTTGACCAAGTCCACAAGGCAAAGACTAAAGCTGAAGTCTTGCCACTGCCCCAACCTGCTCTCACTGCAATGAAGGCATCATCAGAGTAAATCAAGCGATCAACTAGATCGATTTGCAGGGGATTGAGTTTTAGTTCAATATCAATCTTCTTCGTCTGTGCCATGGTCGTTCTCATTTGGGAGTTCATGCTTGATCTCGATCGTTTGACCATGCTTCTCTTTTTGCACCTGTTGGATCACATTGATGATCACCTTGCTATCATCGCTCTTTGTATTCATATCAATCGTTTGCTTTTCTCCAAACTCAGAAGGGAATTTGCGAGCTAGTAGCCATTGAGATGCTCTGACATCGTTCTCTGAATGTCGCTGGATATTCTGAAGATGCTTGATCTTTAAAGAGATTTCAGCTCTCTTGATATCAGCCACCAATTCAGGATCATTCTTCATCCAGCCATTCCAAGTACTATATGCAACACCAACAAGGGAAAGAGCATCACCTTGAGAGAGGCCTTGAGATATAAACTCAAGCACTTGCTCGATTGATATCAATCGCTTTTGCCTTGCAATTTCAGATTTATCCTCTTGTGGCTTTTTTGATAGTGCTGTGCTATTTTTGCCAGCTTTAGAATCAACTATATCATTTTTAACGGTCTTATCGGTGGTTTTAGTCTTTGCCATGATCTAGCTTTCTGATGATCTTAGTTGTGATTTTCTCAATAGCATCATCATCATCGATTTCAAGAGCAAGATCAATCTCATCTCTTTGGAGACCGTCAAGCAATATCTTTTCAGCCAACTTAGAAATCTTAACTGAATGTCTATCGCTGATTGTGTCTAGTAGGCTGATCAGCTTAGTTGATACATATAGACTTAAAATCGATTTGCGATCTTTAGGCTTCATCATAGAAATACAACCTCAGAGGCAATCACTTTAATATATTGCTTGCCTTCATGTTCGTTGATAACGATGCGACCAATAACGGTGATCTTGTCACCTTTCTTTGCTTGACTCTGAACGATCTTCGCAAAGTTGCCCCACATTTCACAATTAAACCAGGTGGTCTTCTCTTCGCCTTTGATCTTTTCACTATAGGCAACTGAGAAATTAACTACCTCTTTATCGCCAAAGCTTTTGAGTTGCGGATCGTTGCCAAGTCGTCCGATAAGTGTAAATCGATTAAGCATCTTTTTTATCCTTTAGTTGTTTGTACAAGTTTTGAATTTGCTTGATATGGTCTGTAGTGATTTTGGCTTTAGATAGATCAGCGATCTTTTCCTCAACCTCTTTATCTGAGAAATATTGTTGCTCAATTGCATTGGTATGATCATTGATCATATCGCCAAATATGATATTGATGCAGACCTTTAAAGCTTCAGCGATATCAGATGCATCGTCTTTGAACATGGCATCAACGACTTGCTCAAGGCAAATCAGCCTGTTGATGAGTTTGATATTTAACATAATTTTGTCTCCTGCTTTGTGTTATATAAACACATGAAAGTATAATATTATATAATATTATATAATAATTTTCTAGGAGAAAAGATGAAGATAAATGTATCAGATGGCTTTGTTGAATTGGTTGACCATATGGGAGATGATTTAGCAATAGTGAATGCTGCTCGTGTCTCTTATGCTGGAGCAAGTGATGAATGGACTGATCGAGATGAAAGGCTTTTGCAATATCTTTGGGATCACAATCATTCATCTCCCTTTAGACATGGCAACATAAAATTTAGAATTAAGGCACCAATCTTTATTTTAAGACAATGGATGAAACATCAAGTTGGCTGTGCATGGAATGAGCAATCAGCACGATACACCAAGATTGAAGATAGCTTCTTTTATCCTGAACATTTTAGACTGCAAGACACTAAAAACAAGCAGGGATCAAGCGGATATTTAGATGATGATCAAGATATGAATGCTCTGGTCTTAGTCGCTGAAAGCTATAATCTGGCATACAACAATTATGAAAAGTTGCTTGAAATGGGAGTATGTAGAGAGCAAGCGAGAATGATTTTGCCCGTTGGGATTTATAGTGAATGTATTTGGTCGGCTAGTACTCAGGCGATCATGCACTTTTTAAAGCTCAGAATGGA